CGCATCCCCCCGCACAACCTCGATGCGGAGCACGCGGTCCTCGGGGCCATCCTCCTCGAGGGCGCGCGTGCCCTGCCGGCGGTCGCGGCCCAGCTCGGACCGGCCGACTTCTACACCGAGGCGAACCGGGCGCTGTTCGGCACGATGCTCGACGTGGGCGCGCGCGCCGACGCCGCGGTCGACGTCGTGACGCTGCAGGAGGAACTCCGGCGCACGGGCCTGCTCGAGACCGTCGGCGGTCCGGCGTACCTCGGCTTCTTGCTCGAGCGCGCGTCCATCCTGGCCAACGTGCCGGCCTACGTGCGGATCGTCCGCGAACACGCCATCCTCCGCGAGACGATCCAGGACGCGACGGCCCTCGTCGCGCGCGCCTTCGACGCGAAGGACGACGCCTGGACCGTCCTCGAGGAGACGCGCGCCCGGCTCGAGCGCCTGGCGGCGCGCGCACTCCCGGCGCCGGCCGAGTCCCTCTTCCCGGTGCGCTCGTTCACGGCCCTGCTGGCGGCCGAGCTCCCGTCGCCCGAGTTCCACCTGCAGGACCGGATCCCGACCAAGGGCATCACCTTCGTGGTCGGCGACTCGGAGGCCTACAAGAGCTGGTTCACGACGTACTTCGGCCTCTGCAAGGCCGCCGGCCGCCCGATGTTCGACCAGCTCGCCGTCCGCCAGGGCCCGGTGCTCCTGATCTCGGAGGAGAACGGCGAGGTCGAAGACAAGCGGCGGATGGAGCTGCTCGCGCGTGGCATGGGCTTCGCCGGCGAGCTGCCCTTCTACATCGCCTCCGAGGTCAACTTCTCGTTCGACGATCCCGCGCGCTACGCCGCGCTCCGCGCCTTCGTCGCCGCGCACGCGATCGAGCTACTCCTGGTCGACTCCTTCATCCGCGTCCACCGCCGCAAGGAGGCCGACGCGGGCGAGATGAACGCGCTCTACATGGACCGCATGAAGCCGCTGATCAAGGCGGGCGTCGACCTGGTCCTGCTGCACCACAAGCGGAAGCTCCCGGCCGGCCTCCACGGCGCCCAGGTCGCGCAGGCGACGTCCGACAACGACGACATCCGCGGCTCGGGCGATCTCCGCGCGGCCGCGCACGCCGTGCTCTTCCTCAAGACGCAGTCGAAGACCGCCGCGGTCGTCCGCCAGAACAAGTCGCGCGGGTTCAAGAAGCCCGAGCCGTTCGTGTTCAGCCTCACGGATCTCGATGGCGGCGGCGTCCTCCTGAAGCACGAGGGCAAACCCGAGGAGGCGCTCGATCGCACGGCCGGGTGCCGCGCGGCCATCCTCGAGTACGCCGGCGAGCACCGGCCTGGCTTCTTCCGCCAGGACGTCATCACGGCGCTCAAGGGGCAGTTCTCCCGTCGGGTGATCCAGCCCGTGCTGAAAGCCCTATCGAAGGACGGGTACCCGCTGAAGGAGGACGAGCTCCAGCGGGGCCGGACGAAGCAGAAGTTCTATGTCCTTGTGAGCGCCGATCCGGATCCGCCGGAGCCAGGAGACGACGATGATGTCCCGTTCTGAGGGCTGGCGAACCTGTCAAGCAAAACGCTTTACATTGACGCAGGCACGCTCAAGTTCGCGAAACCGAGGGCCCGTGTCTGCGTCACGACGCGAGCACGCGGCCTCCGTGCCTGCGTGCCTGCGTCGGCGCGTGCCAGCGCCGTTTACTTTATCTTTCAACACGTTGACGCGAACACGCCCACTGTACCAGCGTCGTGCTCGCCCCGACGTAGACAGCCACGCAAGCACGCAGGTCCCTCTCCCTTTAGGGAGGGACTGCGTGCGTGTCTGCGTCGGCCGGTGTGTTTTTCGAGACTCGAAGCCTCGCCCGGACCTGCGCCGCCAGTGCCCGGCGCATCGGGGGCCCTGATGCCTACCGCGCCGCCGCGCCCATGCCCTCAGCCTCGGTGCCCGAAGTGCCAGCCGTGCCCCGTCCACGCCAGGACGTGGACGACGAAGCCCGACCGCGGGACCACGGCCGCGCGCGGGTACGGCGCGCGGCATCGGCGCTGGCGGGCGATGGTGCTCGCGCGCTGGCCGCTCTGCCCGGGGGATCAACTGCGAGGCGCTGCGGCTGGACGGGCGGACCATGCGCCGCTCGCGGTGCGTGCGACGGTGGCGGACCATGTGCTGCGACTCCAGGACGGCGGGGATTGGTCGCTCGAGAACGGGCAGGGGCTCTGTGCCTCGTGCCACGCGAGGAAGAGCGCGAAGGAGGGGCGAGGCTGAGGGGCGGGATGGATCCCCAGGGTTCCGCCTGCGTGACCGTGCGCGGAGTCAAGTTGCGGCGCCCGCAAGTTTCTGAGAGGGCCCAGATGGCACGGAATCGTGGTAAAAGTGAGACTGATGATCGGCGGGGAATTCATAAGCATCGATTTGCCGTGCGGCGCCTGAGCGATGGGTCGTCGCGGGCCGAAGCCGAAACCGTCGGCGCTGGACAAGCTCGACGGTGGGGCGAGCCACCGCCGGCGGAATCCGAACGAGCCGAAGCCGCCAGCGAGCGCGGCGACGTGTCCCGACTGGCTGCGCGGCGATCCCATCGCGCGCCGGATCTGGGACGCCGAGGCGCCGACGATGATCCGCCTCGGGCTCCTGACGGTCGCCGACCGACTCCTCTTCGCGGCGCTCTGCGAGCGCGCGGCGGTCTACTGGCGCGCGGCGCGGAAGCTGCGCCGAGGATTGACGCACAAGAACCGCGCGAACGGACGCGTCAAGCTCCCCGAGGTCGACATCGCCAAGGGCGCGCTCGATGGCCTCAAGCAGCTCGCGGCGGCGTTCGGCATGTCGCCGTCGGACCGCAAGGGGCTCTGGGTCGCGCTCGGGGCGGAGGCGCCGCGTGATCCGGGCCAAGTGTCGACGACGCAGCCGAAGGACGGCGACGCGATCGACATCGACGACTACCTCAAGCGGCGCGCCGGGCGTCGAGCTCGTGGCGAGGGATGACGCCGTCACGGCCTACGCGCGCGCGGCCATCGCCGGCGAGGTCGTCGTCGGGCGCCTCGTCCGCCTCGCGTGCGAGCGCCACCTGCGCGATCTCCGCGAGGGGGCGCGCCGCGGCCTCTGCTTCGACCTCGCGCGTGCCGTGGACGCGATCGAGTTCTACCGCTGTTTGCGCCACAGCAAAGGCCAGTGGGCGGGGCAGCCGATCGTCCTCACGCCGTGGGAGGCCTTCGTGATCGGCTCGATCTTCGGCTGGGTGCGCGCGGATGGACTGCGACGGTTCCGCACGGCGTACACCGAGGTGGGGAAGAAGGCGGGGAAAAGCACGCTCGCGGCCGGCGTTGGACTCCTGCTCGCGTTCTTCGACGCCGAAGCGGGCGCCGAAGTGTATGCGGCGGCGACGAAGAAAGAACAGGCCCGGATTGTGTGGGACGAGGCGCGTCGGATGGTCGTCAAGTCGCCGGGACTGCGCCAGCGGATCCAGGTGCGCGCCGCGAATCTTCACAGCCTCGAGACCGCCTCGAAGTTCGAGCCGCTCGGGCGGGACTCCGAGGGCCTCGATGGCATCAACCCGCACGGCAAGATCGTCGATGAGCTCCACCGCCACAAGAACCGCGAGATCTGGGACGTGCTCGAGGCCTCGAGCGGCGCGCGGCGGCAGGCGCTGACCTTCGTGATCACCACGGCCGGCTCGGATCCGCTCTCGATCTGCTGGGAGCAGCACGACTACGTCGTCAAAGTGCTCGAGGGGGTGCTCACGGACGACACGACCTTCGGCTATATCGCCGCGCTCGACGTCTGCGTCGTCTGCCGCGCGAAGGGCCGGACGGCCCCGGATGATACCTGCACGGCCTGCGACCGATGGGACGACGAGGCGGTGTGGCCCAAGGCGAATCCCAGCATGCCGATCACGCCGAAGCTCGACGACATGCAGAAGCTCGCCCGGGAAGCGCGCGAGAAGCCGGCCGCGCTCAACGCCTTCAAGCGCCTGCGGCTCAACGTCTGGACCGAGAGCATCACGCGCTGGCTCCCGGCCGACGCCTGGCATGCCTGTGCGGCGCCGCTCGCCCCGCTCCGCGGTCGGCGGGGCATCCTCGGTCTCGACCTCTCGTCGACGACGGACCTCACGGCCCTCGTCGCTGTGTTTCCGGACGAGGCCGGGGACGTCGACGTACTCGCGCGCTTCTGGATGCCCGCCGACAACGTCGCCGAGCGCGTGAAGCGTGATCGCGCGCCCTACGACGTCTGGGCCCGCGAGGGCGTGCTGACGCTCATCGAGGGCAACGTCATCGACTACGACGTGATCTTCGAGGCGATCGTGGGCCTGCCCGAGCGCGAAGGCGTGGAGATCGTCGAGCTCGGCTTCGATCCCTGGAACGCGACCGGGCTCGTGACGCGGCTCCAGGGCGCCGGTATCGCCTGCGTCCCGATCCGCCAGGGGTTTGGCTCGCTCTCGGCCCCGAGCAAGGAGCTCGAAACGCTCGTCGCAGGCCGCCGGCTCCGCCACGGCGGCAATCCGCTGCTCGGACTCTGCGCGGCGAATGTCGTCGCCGAACTCGACGCCGCGGGAAATATCAAGCCGTCGAAAGCGAAGAGCACGGGGCGGATCGATGGCATTGTCGCGCTGGTCACGGCGCTCGCGCGGGTGATCGTCCAGCCCGACACGACGAGCGTCTACGAGACGCGGGGGCTCCTCGTCCTATGACGCGCCTCCGGCGCTGGCTCGCGCCCCGGGCTCCCGCGTTCGAAGCACTCGTCGGCGCCATGTTGATCGTCGCCGGCGTGTGGCAGCTATTCTCGGTCGGCGCCGCGCTCCTCATCGCCGGCGTCATCCTTCTGCTCCCGATCGTCGGGCCGTGGCTCGCGCGGAGGGGTTGATGGGACTCATCACGTCGCTGCTGACTGGCGCCCCGATCCTCGCGACCACCGGAACGCCAGGCCCGCTCAGTGATTTCTGGTACGGCCCCGCGGCGGCTCCGTCGCTCTCGGGCGTCGTGGTCTCGTCGGAGAGCGCCCTCAAGCTCTCGGCGTTCTACCGCGGCGTGGATCTGATCGCGCGCGCGCTCGCCGCCGTCCCGTGGGTCATCAAGCGCGCCCTCCCCGACGATGCCGGTGAGGAGCCCGCGAAAGACCATCCGCGCTACCGGCTGCTGCATCGTCGACCGAACCTCTGGCAGACGTCGGCCGAGTTCCGCTATTTCGGCCAGTGGCGCGTCATCGTGCGCGGCAACTTCTACGCGCGCCGCGACCTGGTCCGGGGCGACGAGGTGCTGACGCCGCTCGATCCGGACCGCATGGATGTCTCGCTGCTCGCGACCGGGCGCCGCGGCTACCGCTTCCGGCCCGAGCGGGGTCTGCCGGAGGCGTACACGCAAGACGAGATCTTCCACGTCATGGGAGCACCGACCTCCGACGGCGTAAAAGGGCTCAGCGTGATCGAGCGGGCGCGGGTCGCGCTCGGACGGTCGCTCGCGCAGCAGGAGTTCGCCGCGCGGTTCTACTCGCAGAACGCGACGCCGCCGTTTGCGCTGAGCCATCCGGCGAAGCTGAGCGCCACGGCGCGTGAGCACCTCGAGGCCAGCATGACGGCGCGCGCGGCGGGGCTCGACCGGGCCCACCGCGCCCTCGTCCTCGAGGAGGGCCTCAAGGTCGAGAAGCTCGGCCTCTCGCTCCGCGACTCGCAGTTCATCGAGCTGGAGCAATTCGGCGTGGTCGACGTCTGCCGCTGGCTCGGCGTGCAGCCCCACAAGGTCTACGAGCTGTCGCGGGCCACATTCAGCAACATCGAAGAGCAGTCGATCGAGTTCCTCACCGACACGATGGATCCGTGGTTTGTCTTTTGGGAGCAGGCGGCCGAGCGCGACCTGATCGAGGACCCCGAGACGTTCTCGGTCAAGTTCATCCGCGAGGGCCTGCTGCGCGGCGACCTGCTCTCGCGCGCCCAGGCTTACGCGCAATTCATCCAGAACGGCGTGATGGCGGAGAACGAGGTGCGGGAGCGCGAGGGCCTGAAGAAGTTCCCAGGGCTCGACGAGCCGCGGCGCTCGGCGAACCAGGACCGCGGCGGTGATCCCACCACGCGGCCTGGCGAGGCCGTGACCGGCCGCCCGCTCGGGCGCCGACGCATGGAGGATGAGGAGGAGGACCAGGAGGCGCGCCTGCACGCGATCGTCGTCGCCGCGGCCGCCGGCGTCGTCGCCAAGGAGACGGCCACGCTGCGGAAGGCGCTCGAGCGGCACGCGGACGATGCGAGTGCCTTGCGGGTCTCGGTCACGAAGTTCTACGGCCAGCACGTCGCGACGTTGACGGATCGGCTCCGCCTCGATGCCACGGCCGCCCGGCGCTACTGCGCGAGGCATTGCGCCGATGTCCTCGCATCCGGAGTGGTCGTGTTGGACGAATGGGAACAGACGGCGCCGGCGACGCTCACCACGCTGGTGCTAGGGAGACGGCCATGATTGACCTCGTGATCCACATGGACGCCTCGCGCAGGATCACCGTCACCGGCCCGATCGAGGACCGGATGCTCTGCTACGCGCTACTCGAGATCGCCCGCGACATCATCGCCGAGCGCGCTCGCGCGAAGGAGTCGCGCATTCTTCCGGCGACCACGTTGCCGTCGGTGCCGCTCCACGGCGGATAGGAGCACGGCCATGCGCTACGAGCG